TGGTTTAGCTGGTTTAACCGGTTTACCAACTTTTACTGGTTTAACACTTTTTACCTGTTTAATATTTTGTTTTTTGTTTTGTGGAGCTGATTTATCGTTATTAGATGCTTGATTGTCTTTTTGAGCACTCAATTTATTTAATAAGTTAACAACAGCTGGATCCGTGACAGCTTCTCCACTGCGTTTGCCATGCCAAACTCCGTCCTTAACAATATATTCATTACCTTTTTTAGTTTTAACAGAAGTTCCATTTGGTAGATCGGTTTGCTTTTGAGCAACTCCTCCTATAGATTTGATACCGGTTCCTTTTTGATTAATTGCAATACCAGTTGCATTGACATTAGATTTGTTCATCAATGATAATGCTGAACTACAAACTTTCATTAAATTATCAACAATCTTTTTAACTTCGCCGCCGCTATTTACACGTGCAGCGACATAAGTTTTAATAGATTGTGCGAATTGAGCAGGTTGCATATTATTTGTCATTTGAGGATTTTGTCCGTATTCTGCTACAAATGCAGTCGTTAATCCTTCAATTATTTTATCTGTCAATCCCTTAATATTATTATATTTAATTTCTTTAATTAATAGTGAATCAAATGCTTTTGCAGCTTGTGCTTGATCTTGAACAACAACTGGTTGTTTTAATAAACGACCTTGAATTGCAAATGATAAATTTCCGTTTTTATTTAATTTCAAAACATAGGTTGCTCCATATGTTTTGGTAGCATTTGTTGTTTTTAATTCTTTAATATTAGGATTTAGAATTGTCATTGTACTAAAAAATGATTTCAATTCATTTCCAATATTGTTTTTTACGTTATTTGACAATTCAGGAGTTTGTTGTTGAGCAGAACCTCCGTCAACTAATTGATATTTATTCAAATAATCGAGAACACTCTTGAAACGAGTTCCTTGACTCTTCATAAATTCAATAACTGCTTTGCGACCTGCATCTGTTCCTGCACCTTGAACACCAAACATTTTTGCTAAATCGTCTAAGAAATCATTTAATGCAGCTTCGGCATCAGGTTGTAATTGACGAGCTTCTTTCAAAGATTTAGTAGATGGTTTTTTCAATTTGAAAACATTTCCATTGCCTTTTTCAAAAATAGATTCTTCCGTTTCTTCATCATCTTCACGTACTACTCCACGTGCTTTATCAAATGCAACTCTGGCTGATCTTGGATCTAATGGATGTAATCCTTTAGAAACCGGTGCCGCAACTTGTGAGTCCGCTTGTGAGGCAGCTTGTGCAGTTTGAGGTTGAACATCAGTGCCTTGAGCTACTTGATTTTGAGTTGTTTGATATTCAGAACTATTTGCATCACTAGTATCAGCGACTCCAGTATCGTTTTGATTTATTTGATTTTGAGTTGTTTGATATTCAGAACTATTTGCATCACTAGTATCTGCCCATGTATTTGCATGAGCGGCAGCATGATGTCCTGCGGGGAATTGAACTTGAACACCACCGCCTAACATATTGTGCAATCCATCAACTGCGCGTTCAGCAGCACTGCCCAACCAATTAGTCATATTAAATCCAGCACCAGCTAATCCGGCACCAGCAATTGCCCCACCGATACCACTCATAGCAGCATCAGCACCACTACGACCTTGAATTTTTGCCAATGCAGCATTACCGAGACCATTTACCAATGATCCTGCAATTTTTGCAGCAACAGGATTACCACCACTCATTGCAGCAGCAGCAACACCAGCACCAAATGCTAATGCACCCAATAAAAATTTAGTTTTACCGGGATTTGCACGAATACCTGCAATAATTTTATCTTTTAATCCTTTTGGAGCATTTGGGGTATTTACTACAATTTTTTCTGCTTCAGCGGGAGAAGGAGCAGGAGTTGGATCTTGTTCGACTTTTTGTTGAATTCGATTTAATCCATCGTCTTCTGCCTTTGCAATCTTAGGTGGAGTATTTGCTTGTTGAGGAGTTTCAACTGGTTTATTAACCAACGGCTCAAATTTCTTTTGAAAATTGGCAAGCAATGAATTTACAGCAGCATCTTTACTATCTGTAGTTTGAGTTCCTAATCCTGTGATATTTTTTACAGCTTGACCGGCACGGGAAACATTAGCTTTAAAACGATCAAAAAATCCTTCATCAACGTCGCCGTTTTCATTTAAGGATCCTTCTGTCATTGCTAAAGCAGCACCATATTCGCTACCCATATTGTAGCATTCTTCCATGGTGGATTGAATTTCAGGAGATAAATGTTTATATTCTTTTGTCTCTTTTAAAATATCAAAAGACAATTCTGCTTTCAATTTTGCTGCTTCAAATAGTAATTGCTTGCTCATAAATTATTTAATTTCTCCTAAAATTTCACGAATAATGGTTTCTACTACTTCCCATTTATTATTATTGGGATTTTTGTAAGTTTCTATTCCTTCTTGAATTTGACCTGTAGGATGTAAAAAGGCACCACGTGTTGAAGGATTACTTACGAAATCAAATGCAATTAATTCAAAATCATCTTGAACTTCATCAGCCGCTTCTGCCATTCTTCTTTTTACACTACCTACTCCGCGACTGCTAATACCAACATTAATGGAACTTCTAAATAATTCTTTCAAAATATTTCCACTCGGAGTTGGTAATATTTCAACAGTTCCAACCAAATCATCACCTTCCCAATGAATTTCAGTTACGTTATGACTCACATTTTGCAAGTTAACAACACTGGTTTCTGGATGATCTAATTCACCCAATGCACGACGTTGTTTAATAAAGTTTTCAGTGTACTTGATTGCTTCACGTTCCAAAATTGCCTTTGGATATACTCTGCCGTTTTGGTTTTTTGCTTCTGCACGTTGGAGTACTCCTTTAACAATAAAAGGGCCACCGGAATTTGTCATTTCATTAATAACATCACGACTTACTTCAAATGAAATAAAATCAACTATCAATTGTTTACTCATATAATATTTTAAATTTTTGGATTTGATGGATTTACTTGACTAGGCTTATTTTGTTGACCTTGTGGTGTAACATCAGGATTAACTGGCGGAACAGTTGGTTCTGCGACTTTTTTCTTACGTCTAACTGTCTTAGGCATAAATTGTGCAGTACCTAAAATTTTAATACGATAATTTGGTTCCAAAAAATATTCTTTATCATCTTCATCTTTGAAAACAACAACATATCGCTCATAATAAAAATCAATACTAACACTTTTTACGTTAATAGTATAATCTTTAATTGGTTGACCATAGCCTTTGCTACCACGCAAAAATACTTTTTTATTGCCTACTAGACTTAATAATTTATTTTGAAATGCGTTTTTTGAATTTTCAGTAAAATTCGCAAGAGTCTTTTCAAAATTTGTAAAATCTAATCCAACATTATATTCTTGTCCTCCAGATGGCGGATTCGAAGGTGCAACAACAGGAGAAGGAGCAGATGCGACAGGCACATCTGCTTCTCCTAAATCAATCAATCTTCTTAAGCTTACAGGCATAAAATTGAATATAATTTATTCTACTTTACCTTTACCTTGACCTTTTTTTCTGTCTTGATTATATTTGTTCAAACGATCAGTAGCAATTTTCAATGCTTTTTGAGCAACAGTTAATGGATCTTCTGGCTTAATCATTGGTTCATCATGACCACTCTTTGGTTTCTTTTCCTTTTCTGCTTTTTTTGGAGCATCATCATTTTTTGGAGCATCAGTATCTTTTTTCTTTTCAGCTAAAGTTCCTGTTTCTTTACTTCCAACTTGTTTATAGCCAGCCAAACCTGCGGTCGGATCTTTAACTTTTGCACTATGAAATGGTAATTTTGGAACACCAGCACTGCCAGCACCACTTCCAGCGGCACCAGAAGTTGTCATTTCTTTGACAATTTCTTTAATTTTTGCTTTAAGTTTATCTCTCATTTCTTGAGATAATTTTGGAGTTTCTCCAACAACCACTGGTTTATTGTGTTTAATATTATCTTTGTTCATATAAATTAATTAATTTTTGATTGAATTTCTTTGATGAGTTCATATGAAAGTAATAATACCATCATTTGATTATCTTTAACATTTTTTGTAGGTTTAACTTTATCAAGTTGTTTAATAGTTTCATTAATCTTGATACGAATAACGTTTGAATCGACTTTAGAACTCAATGCAGTCAATTCATTTTTAACAATTTCTACTTCTTCATTAATTAATACATTTAATGAATTAGTATTTGTGATATTATTAATAAATTCTCTTAATAAACGTTTTTGATTTGAATCTAATCCGTTATATTTTTCATTTAAACTATCTACCATGATTTTATATGACAACAAACGAATATCTTCACTTTGTTGTTTATACATGGCAATAGTTTCATCAATTTCTTCACTAACTTGTTTTTTAACGCCACATAAATTTTCACAAATACAATTACGGGCTTGAACAATTTCTTTCACATCAAATTTTAATTTAGTATTGATATGATCTTCAAATAATTTATATACAGATGCAAACAATCTATAATTCTTTAAACTGGATTTTAATAAGGTGTCGGCGGAATAGATACCATTAATTTCCTTGATGAGATTATATTTCTGTTCAGATAATAATTTACCATTTAACTTCTCGCGTTGTTTTAATGTAATGGTAATGTATTTTTCCGCATGAACTTCGTCTTTGGCACGTTCATTGACCAAAAAATTATAGAGTTGCCATTCTCGACCTAATTCTGTATTGGGCGAAAAGTATTTAAATAATAAATTTTTAGCAGGAGAATCTTCCTTTCCAGCTAAAATATCCGCAGTTACTTGACGAGTAAGCAACTCAAATAGCAATCCTGTATTTCTAAATTTAGAATGTTTTGCTTTATGCATAATGATGTTCTATTCCGTTAAAATATAAATATAGAGAAATTTATGTAAAATTGATTTAAAAGCGATATTTATCCAACATTTACTCAATAATATTAGATTCGTCTAAAAATGATTTTCTTAAATTATTATTTTCTTGATTTTCTTTAATTAATTCTTTTTTAGTTTGTTCTGAGGTTTTTAAATAAGTATCCAATGTTTCAAGACTCAATGGACTATTATTATAATTGTGAGTTATACGATTACGTTTAGTATTACTATTAGATTTACGATTAATTTCTTGATCACCTAATACATCTTCTCCAAATGGATAATCGCTTGCGTTTTTTCTTCCTGTTTGATCGCGCTTACGATTACGTTCATATTCTGGATCATATTCACGTTCTTTTAATGCAGGAGGATTTGCAGGAGCTTGTTCGCCGCCGCCGGTTCCGGGTTCGGTTCCGGGTTCAGCACTACCAGTTTCTCCACCTTCGCCACCGCCCTCGCCACCTTCGCCACCGCCCTCATCCCCAGTTTTCATTTTATTATATGGTTTTGCTGGATCAATACCATCTTCTTCAATTTGTTTTAATCGATATGCTTGTTTTGCATCTTCAATGAGATCATTATTTACTACTTCGATATCGTCGTCACTCATCTTGAAAACATTACTATAAATCCATTTTCTACTATAAAGTTTTCCGTCCATCATATCTTTTGCAAGACTTGTTTTTTCTTGCCATACACTTACTTTTTCTTTTTCAAAAACAGTTGATGGATTTGTTAATTCAAGTTTAAAATCAACTAATTCAGCATCACGATATCCTTGTGCAAATAAATGAATTGCTGCAATTTTAGTTAATTCGCTTATTAAAAATTTTTGAACACGATGAATTGTACGAGCAAATCTAACATCTTCTTGAGCAAGTGTTGCTTTACCACTTAAATCTTCTTCAAACCCTAAATATGCTTTAGGAATCTTTAATGCAGCTAACATCTTATTTTTAAGATATTCAATGTCATCGATGCCAGTAAATTCCATTCCACTCAATGGTTCAATACTTGTGCCGCTATCACTTCCACGAACCGGTAAATAAAAATCCTCAACCATGTTTTGTAAATTGAAACGAAGATTATAATCTCCCGTTTTTTCATCAATATATGGTACTTTTTTAGTTTTATTCATTAAACGTTCCATGTATTGATCAACTTCATTAGGAGGAATGTTACCAACATCAACCTTAAAAATACGTTTTTCAGGTGCTCTCATAATACGATGGATTAACATTGCGTCTTCCATCAAACTGACTTGTTTCCAAACACGACGGGCACCTTCAATAATACCTTTACCATAAGGTAAGAAATTGCTATCACTCAATAAACGAAAATGTGCAACTTCATAATTTTCTAATTCTTCAATTTTACCACCTTCTGGCAAATTTACTTGAAATTTAATATAACTTTTATTATTTAAATCACTATTTTCAACACGGGTTACATTATATGAACTCACGGGTTCAACCATATAAACACCAAATTCAGGACTTATATACAAACGTAAATAAAAATCTCCATATTTAACCAAATTACGAGTCCAACTCCAAAGATTAAATTCAATATTTAAAATATCATAAAATAAATTATGTAATACTTCTTTAATATTATCATTGCTACTCTTTACAGTTAACATTTCACCCATTTCATTTTGAGTGAGACATTCATCTGCGTAAATATCCAATGCAGATGAAATAATTGGATCCATATCCATTGTATCATAATCGCGAAACAATTCGACACGGGCAGCTTGATAACTTAATGTAAAATCACGACTATATTGATTATATGCACTTGTACGAATGCGATTAAAACGGTCGCGTAATGTATTACGATCTGTAGCGTATGCTAGTTCTTCAGTATCAATTACTTTAAGTTTTTTACCGCCGATATTGCGAACAATAACATCAGTGCTAAATAATCTTCTTAATTTTGAAAACAACGAACGTTGCTTCAACTCTTTAAATTCTTCAATAGGCATATATGTATATATATTAGATTAACCACAGTAAATTTTCTTTTTTATCATTAATAACATTGGCACCATATCCTGTTGACATTTGCCAAGCTTCTTTTGCATTGATAGATTGAGGTTTATATAAAGCTTCAGCATTGCCGCCAACTCTATTAATACTCGATAACATAGATTTATTTAAATCCATTCCTTGTTGACGCAATCTCAATGCAGTATCACGTACCCATAACCCAATACTAAATGCCATTACCAAATCGTCATGTTTTTTAGCCATCGCTTCTGGTTTATTTCCGTTCCAAACGAATGTTTTTAATTCATTAATTAATCTAATTGAACGAACCTCAATACTACGTTCTCTGAAATACATTTCCATACGAGATACGATCAATGGACGAGTTGCCATTGTTGTAGTAAATCCCGGAACCATTTTCTTTTCTTCTCTATTATATTTACTCGTCATTTGACGTTCTACATCAATATATTTCAAATCTGCACTGCTATAAAATGTGTTTGGATATTGACGATCAATAATTTGCTGTAATACAGCCCAGCCAATATTTGCATTTTCAACTACTAATATAGCATTATTGTACTCTGTTGCAATACTGACAAGAAAGTTACCGTAATCTTTAGTTCCGATTTTACCTTGATATTCGGCAACTTGAGTTAGATTATCTACGTCGATAACATGAAATGTACTATAATCTTCACCATCACCACGGGCTACGTCAGCAGATACAATATAATGACGGTTATAATCAGGATATTCCCATACCCATAATCCTTTATCAACTCCACGTATTTCCAATGGATCACGTGTTTTTTCTTGTTTGTAAAAATCAAGTGTAGGAATATCAATAACAGTATTACCGGTAGTTGTAAAATCACAGTCACATTCTTGCGCTGAATTTTTTACACCATTCAAACGGGTTTGTTCATCACGCCAGTTTTGATCACGTTCTGGATGTAGATCCCATGGCAATCGAATAGTTTTAAATCCATTCTTTTTTTCTTCGGCTTCTACCCATTTATCATGAAAGAAATTACCAACACCATTTGGTGTACTTAAAATAATAGATTTACCACCAGTGCCCAATGCTGGTTGTGCCGAAATCCAAATTTCATCAATATTATCAATGAATGCAGCTTCGTCAATAATAAGCAATGACAATGATCCACCACGAATTGCATCCCCGGCACTACTAACTGCTTTAATTGCAGACCCATTAGATAATAATAATGATAAACGATTATCTTCTTTTTCTTTAACTTTTAGAAAACTAGGTAAATGTTGATTAGCAAAACGAACACGGGTAACAATTTCTTTTGAAGTTTCTTGTGTAATACTAACACAACGAATATTCTTATCTGTATGGAATATCATCATCCATAAACTATATGCCGCAACCAAAGTACTAATACCCATCTGACGAGATTTTAAAATAATACTAAATCGGTTATTAACAAGATCAGTCAACGCTTCTTCTTGAAATGGATATAAATCGAAATTTACAGTTCCGCGAATAGGATGTTGAATTTTGACATATTTCTTCATGAAATATATCGGATCCATTAAACATTTTTTATACTCTGCTTTTAGTACTTCTCTTAAACTTTTTTCAGCCATTTGATTCCTTCTTAGCTAGTTTTTTCATAACCACCGGTTTCAAATCTTTATCAATTTGAGGATTGTATTTTAAACTATTTAATTCTTCGTGTGCCAATTTAATTAAATTAGTTACCTTCTCTAAATCTTCACGCAAATCTTTTAACACCACTTCTCTTCTATCAGTATCATCCACCCATATTTCTTCACTGCCGTCTTCATTAAAAAATTGAGGATTTTTTGTTTTTGGAGTATAATTTGCCAAGTAATCAATACTACTTTCTACATTAGCTTTAAAATTTAATGCCATTGATAATTCATTATTAATAACTTTAAACTTTTCATAATCTCCATAAATACCACGTCCTCTTAATTCTCCTTCAAATTCAATGTTGCATTCATAACAACGAGTTGTTTTAGGATAAATTTTTTGGTCAAGATAATTGCCCCATTTCATGTCCGCATCGCAAATGGTACAACGTTGTTCAAACACATATTGTGCCTTTTTACTTATCTTTTGTTTATATCCATTTTTCTTTACCCATCGATGTCCCTGACTATCTTCCCATTCTTCTCCTTCTTTTCGACTTTGAACGGCGATATTTTCATCATATCCAACTTGAATAAATGGACGATTTCCTTCCAAATAATCTTGAACAATACTTAAATTACTTTTTCCATTGGCTTTTTTCATATATAACGATTGATATAAACTACTCTACTATATATAATTGCAAGTTTTCTAATGCATTTTTTTATTTTATAGTTTCAGTAAAAAACCCTGCCAGAATAAAACTGGCAGGGTTTCTGAATTTTATTCAGCCTTTAATTAGGCTCCGGGGAATTGAGCACCTGTTGGTAAGATATTGAAGTCCAACACGATGAATTCAGCGGTCTTAGCTGGTTGCAAGTAGATTTGACCATACATAATGTTACGATCAATCAAGTCAGGAGTATTATTTGCTGCATCCATCTTGACTTGGAATGCATATAATCCACTACGTTGTTGTACTGATTCCAAATATGGATTTACAATACTCAAGAAACGATTTCTTGTTGCTGCAACATTTTGTTCGAATACCAAGAACTTGCTTGAACTTGCAATAAATTTCTTCAATGCAATTAACAAACGGCGAACATTGATACGATCCAATGCACTTGGAGCAATTTGAAGAGTCTTTTGACCCCAAGCACAAATTCCTTGACCCGGAAATGCTGCGATTGGATTAACACGACCTTCATACAACACATCACGTTCTGCATGAGTCAAACGATCCAACACTTGAACAGCTTGTGCAATTCCACCACGATTCAATCCTGCTGGTGCAAACCATTCTGCACTTGCATTATCATTTGCAGCATAAACTGCTGGCATGATTACACTTGGAGGAACACTGATAATCTTATTCAAGTTAGTATCAAGAATCTTGATCCAAGGATAATAAGTTCCAACATAATTACTGTCGATAGTTGATACATCATTAACTGCTGCATCAATCAATCCAACCGATTGATTACTCTTAGGGAATACAATGTTATCCATGATGTAGAAACAATCGCCGCGAGCTTCACACATATCAATTACAAGTTGTGCTACATAACTATGCTGACTGTGGAAAATACCCGGAGTTGCAATCAAATTAATATCAAATTCATCTGCATTTCCTAATGCACCAACAACTTGCTTGTATGCTATTGAACCTGCACTATTGATATTAACACAATTCAAACCTTGAGTATTACCTGCGGTTATATCGCCACCAACATTAATTGGTACTGCTGGACTTTGACCGTCAAATCCACCTTGGAAACCAACAATGAATTTACGCATCTTAACATAATTTGATTCATTTGCGCTGTCGTAGGTTGATGGAACACTTCCACTAGTTGCTGCTGGCAACAAGCTACCGGTGGTAGCAAGATCGCCATATGAACCAGTTCCAATTTCATCACCCAAATCAAAGTCACAATTTGATCCGTTACTATCATATGCTTCGAATGCTGGTAATGGAGCAAAATATTGAATTGTATCTTCAGCTACACTAACACCAACACTTGCGGTTGGATATAATGCAGTCAATTCGGAATCTGCGCCCAATGGATTATCTCCAAAGACGGTGCCAGATGGATATTTACCCGGAGCTTGTCCATAAATACTTGCTTTACTATATTTGACAACTGGAACATATTTAGTCAATGTACTACTTACAGGAGTACTATATGCTTGGAATCCATAAGGTACTGCACTGACAGGATAAGCAATATCACTCATTTCAATACGAATATATTTACTCAAATTGGTATAAGTACCAAATTCAATAATTTTACCTGAATAAGTAATATAATTATAACGATCACCAATACGACGAGCAACGAAATTTGCACTGTCTGGATCCAAACTTAAATTTTGGAAGATTTCCAAATATTTAGGCTTTTTATCGGTGTCACTATAATCACGTACTGCTAATGTGAATGTACCCCAATCACTACCTGCAACTGTTCCTGCCAATTTAACATTACTAATTTCAACTTTATACTTAGTATTCATGTTGGTTCCGTCAGACAATGTATGAGCACGGAACAATTGGAATTTAGTTGAAGTAGTTGAACTACCATCGGTACTCCAAGGAGCAATTTTTTGACTCATGATCCAAGGAGTATTTGCATTTGTCAAACTAAATGAACTATCACCTGCATTCAAATTTAATGAATATGCATCAGTGAAAGTCATCAATTCGCCACTACTAAATGTATTTCCTACACTTGGTAATGCAGAACCAGTAACTCTCCAACCTTCAGTTACATAACCTGCGGAAACTCTCTTAACACTGCTTTCAAAGAATTTATACAAATATGCAGCTTCAATCTTGGTTCCAGTAACTTGCGTAGCTGGATTACCAGCAGTCGCATCAGTTCCAAATACATTACTAATATATTTACTATTTGCTGGATTGACTGAGAAATCATATACACCAACTTGTGAACCACTTGATACCAAAGTTAATCTGAAATTTTGAGCATCAAAATCAAACATATTTTGATAAGTTCCACTAGATGCTGTTGCGGCAGCAAATGCGCTTGCACTGAATCCCGGAGCATTCAAATTAGAACCAATAGTTGCATGTTGAGTATCTGCCAAAACAGCTAATACTAATGGATATCTTGAACTACTTACTGGATTACATGGATCTGCACTTGATGTAAATTGTGTTGTGAATGCACCAGTAATTTTACCAAATGAACCACTAACTACACCATTAACCAATAATTGGACACCGCAACCAACTGTTGAACGAGATGATGTGAATGAACCACTAATTAAACTTAATGCACCAACTGCAATAATACCATTATCAGTGTTAGTAACTGTAATACCAGAGGTTGTAAAGGAACCACTAACTCCTGATCCAGTCACTCCACCGGTTTCGCTTAATGCTTGCAATAATTTAGCAAGGCTGGTTTGGGCACCACTTCCTTGAATACTACTAGAAACATAAGAAGTTGATGCAGTCGTATCATTTGTAAATGCAAACGAATATTGATTTCCATAATATAATGCACTGCCGGTTCCAGAATTACTTCCTGTGCTATCACCAGCAACTGAGGCAAATTTACCAATGAAAGAAGTTCCACTCTTAAATGCTAAAGTACCATTACTTGGTGAAGAACCACTAGTATAGCTAAATGAAGTGCTTAATGTGGTGGTACTGGTACTATCATACAAAACATAAGAACTGCCACTATTTAATGATCCTGCACTGCCACTACGTGCCCATGTACCCGGTTCTGCATAAATAACGAAAGGATTTTTTTGATTATATCCGGTCAATGCGCCGACGCGAACAACCGTTACAAATCCTTTTTCTTTTAAATATTCTTTTGCAGTATATGGACCATAATATACTCCATCAGCTACCCCGAATTTACTTTCGAGATCGGCTGTACTAGTAACTAATGTTGGAGCAAATCCCGGTCCTTGGGCAAATGGAGCAACAATTGCAGCACCAATGTCTGCAACCCCCTGAGCAACCCCGCTCAAATCATTTTCGCGTGTGAAGACACCGGGACTCACAATTCTGTCTTCAGGACTAAATTTTCCACCTTCAGTAATTGGCATATATAATAATTCCTTTCAAAATCAAATAGTTTGTTTTGTAAAACTAAATATAAATATATGTCAAAAACTCAAGATTATAATATTTATGGGTTTTTTTAATCTTTTATCTATTTACTTGTGATTTTAATAATTGTATTTCAATTTCCATGCGTTCAATTTTATCAATTAAATATTTAATTAATTTACTATGATATGGAGTTACTTGTTCATAATTCATTACAAACTGAGCATCTTTTGGATTGATAAATCCATCTTCATCAATAATTTCTTCCATTCCGTCTTTTTTAACTACTCCAACTAAATGATCAAATCCAGCTTTATATACTTGTTGTGCGGAATAGCCAGTCTTTGTTCCAGTATCTACACCATCTTTCCATTTATATTTGATTGGTATAATTTTATTTATTAAATCAACCGCTTCATTTAATGGTATTTCACCCTCAATATTTTTTAATCTTTCATCTGAAGTAGCATCAAATTCAGTTGCTTGAACACGTTGAGTACAAGTTATACTAAAAGTTCCTGTTGTTCCACCACCTGTGCCCGTAGGAGGACTGCCCGTATTAATCAAATATCCATATGCACCTATAGTAACATTTGACCCACCATTAATTGTTACATAACCAGACATGATGGATGTACCTATACCTACACCACCGGTAGCACCTGATTGACCATTTATTATGAAAAGACCAGAACCAGAACAATTTAACCAAAGATTAGAATTAGGATTCGTGCTATGTAAATGAACATTACCATCGTCAAAAAGCAATCCATAATTACCAACTTTTAACCCTGCGCCTGTATTTCTTAATTGTGTGACATTTGCACTTTGTGCAGTTGGTAATTGCAACGAACCACTGTCAGTTAATGTAAAAATTGTATTATTATAAGCACTATTAACTATTTCAAAATTTCCTGTATTATCTTGACGGAAATATTTATTTGCATTAACGGCACCAGCAACAGTATTGGTTGTATATAAAAAGTCATGATAATTACTGCCTCCTTTGGTATTTTGACCAGTTATTGTCAATGAACCATTTGTTGATGCGCTTGTGCTACCCGAACTGTTTACATTGAATGTTGTTACGGTATAACTGTTTGTTGGAACCAAACTACTAGCTGTTAATGCTTGAGTTGCCCAACTACTTGTACCAAAAAATAAACTTGCCGTAATGTTGCTTGCACTAATATTACCAAGTACATCTAATTTATTTAATGGATTTGTAGTTCCAATACCAACATTACCACTGCTGCTAATAAATACTTGAGTAGAACCACTCGCACCCAATTGTAAATTACTATTACTAGTAATAGAAAATACAGTTGCACTAAGTTGTCCTACCGAACCATAATAAGTGGTTCCATTAGTATTAAAAAAATTAATATACGCCGCATTATCTGTCCATAAATCTAATGTTGTACTTCTTATACCGCCGGAACGACCATTTGGATAAATCGCCGCAGTTCTATCTGTGCCCGTCAATTGAATGCCGGGAGATTGACCGGCACTTTGAATATTTAAAATTATTGCTTGTCCGGTTAATGAACTACTGATGTGAACCGGAGCGTTTGGTGATGTTAATCCAATACCAAGGCGATTAAAACTTCCAGTACCACTTGCACTAATATTTCCAACAACATCCAATGCATTCGCTGGATTTGTGCTTCCAATACCAACATTACCTTGCACCAACAAACCACTTGATGGTGCAGCGTTTGTTCCGGCATACGTACTTCCAATCGCTACCGCTCCTTTGACATCCAGTAGATTTAAAGGTGTTGTTGTACCCACTCCAACATTTCCTGTATCTGTTTGTATCGTTAAACGACTTGTTAATGATGCACTACCTGATTTTGTAGATATTTCAAATGCTTTTGCTACACTTTTTTCCAAAGTAAATTGAACTTGTGGAGTATTACTGCTACTTGCATTAGCAATATCTAATCCAATGATAGATGGTGTTCCAGTGGTGGCACCTTCTACTTTAATTGCCGGAATTGTATTTAAAGAACCGCTATATACATTTAAATATCCACTTGGGCTGGTTGTTCCGATACCCAATCGATTGCTAGTAAAATAACTACTAGCATTTGGATTCAATACAATACTTGCTGTATTACTGGTGTTATAAAATGTTAATTTATTGTAATAGCTATTATCATTATATTTTGTAATAACGGTGGGTTCAGCTTCACCGGGACGTGTCATTGCATATTCCCATTCTACTAAACTTGCAATTGTGGTTGCGCTTGCAGTAACAGCAACCAACATATCTTGCATATAATTATTGGCGTTTACTGTGCCGCGCCAAACTTGCCAAATAGAACTTGAGGTACCATTAATAATTGTCCAATTTGTAATTGGATATTGAACTCCGTTGTGTGTTGTATAGCCACTGCAACTCAGTGGATTACTTGTATAGTAAAAATTTAAATAAACATATCCTTGTGGATAAGTAAATCCATTTACACCTTTACTACCTGTAAAATTTAAATAAAACGATGCGCTGTCATTAATTGCTACATTATATGCAATGGAACCAAAATTTCCATCAAAATATCCATTATTTGCACTTGATGTATTATTGACTTGCAATGCAAACCGAGTTGCTGCATTGTATAATACATTGTCAAGTGATGAATTATACACATATGTTCCCGAAGTAGCTCTACTGTTGATATAACCGTCATAATAACCACTTGCACCAGTATTTCCCATGTATCCAACATAGCGTTGTGTTAACAATTTTCCACGTTCACTAACGTCACCGGCAATATTCAAATAATTCATTGCATATGTATTATTTGGATTTGTATAACTTGCTGTAGATGCTTGAGTTACTGTTCCATTCACATTAGCCGCATTGATATAACTAGCAGTATTTGAAGTACCTGAATTTAGTGAATATGAAGCAGACGTTACAGTACCAACTACATTACTTGCAGTAATATAACTTGCAGTTAAACTATTTGTACTCCAACTACTTGTAATATTCGTTGGAGAGTAACTGCTGCTCAAACTATAACTAGATGAAACTACAGTTCCTGTTACATTGCTTGCTGATATGTAACTGGAAGTGATGCTGTTTTGAGCAACACTTGCAGTGATATTTAAAACTTGAGTTGCAGACATACTGCCGCTCAAATTTAATGAACCGGTGAGATTTAAACTGGCTGATAATTGTAGTGACATATTATGATAATCTTATTAATATAAAGTTTCCGTTTCGATATAAACCGCCGAGGGGAACACCACCTGCGGCAGCACCAACATCATCTGTGAAATTCAATGAACTTGATACACTTGCAAAAATTGCATAACTTGCAGTTAAATTAGCATTTGTTGGAGCATAACTTGCAGTTGTTGCATAACTCGATGATATGCTATTATTTGACCAACTACTTGTAATATTTGTTGGCGAATAACTACTACTCAATGCATAGCTCGCTGATGTAACCGTGCCAGTGATGTTGCTTGAAGTAATATAGCTTGCAGTCAAACTATTATTACTCCAACTTGAAGTAATTAAATATGTTGTTACTGGTAAAAATGAAGCGGTTTGACTATTAATTGCGGCACTTGCGCTAGTTGCAAAGCTTGAGGTTAAAGCATAACTTGAACTAACATTAGAAACTCCAGCAATATAACTTGCTGTTAATGCATATGATGAACTAATAACATTATTAGTCCAGCTACTTGTAATTGGATATGTAGCACCGGGTGTTAATCCACCTCCAGTAGAAATGCCACTTGAAGTTACAATACATAAATTTTTATTATTGCGATCCCAAGTAACAAGATAATCAACTTGATTTAAATTATCCGCTGGAGTGCAACTAAAATTATTAACATTGATACTTCCTGTAACATTCAATGCATTAGTGACATTTACAGTGCCCGCAGTAATAACATCCGTATTCAAAGGATATACTACAGTACTTCCAGACGGATCAAATAATTGAACAGTTCTTAAATTTGAATACACTAAATTAGAATTATTATCATATAACTCCGCTTTAATATCAAATAATTCTTTTGGTTGGTCTACATCAAATGGAACCCGAACTGTATATGAGCTTGGACTAAATCCTTTAGTTCTATCATAAACGATAGATAATTTATTTATTATAACAGATTTTAAATTTCTAGGTACAATAACAAGAGTACCATACAAATCATTAGTTGGTGTAAATTTAAATTTTAAATTATTATGATAATTTTTTGAAGTAACTTGATCTGGAATTTTTAAACTTGCAAGATGAACTCCGTATTGCGCACTATAATCTTTTTCTTTATTATTATTAATATAAGATCCAGTTAAATAAAAATCTAAAGTAGCAATGTCAGAAATATTTTTTGATATTAAATTACAATTAAAACTTAATATATAATCAGTAGCTTGATTTAATTTTAAAAAATTTGTATCATATGCGGAACCGCTTTGATCTGCATATTGAGTACTATTATAGGGAATATAATTAACATTTCTGTTTGAAGTTGGATCTGTATTTAATTTTACCAACACATATCCATCTGTGATTGTAGACGATCCATTGATATTCATTGCGTCAATCAATGAACTACTATCATAAGTTAAATTGAATGCCGCACTACTTGTAAACCAAAAAGTATCAATGAAATTTTGTGAATAGAAAGATCCTAAATTTTTATAAGTTTTAACTGGAACCGTGTAATTTATTAATATTTCATTATTTAAAAAATTTTCATCCATGATTACAGTATAATCACTTTGAATATTTAAACTCTTTTTATAAACTTTGTGACGAACTACAGTTCCACTAAATGTATCTAGATTACGATATGTAATTTCTGCAATAGAATATTTTTTATATCTTGCACTTCCATTTAATCCAATGCTTTCAGTCAAATAACTTTGCGTTGTAAAATAACTTGAATTATAATTATAACTTGAATAGTTAATATTAAAATTTCCATTTGTTATTTCTGCAACCGTTAATTTATTATTTGCCGAATTATTATATACGTATGGAGTATCTAATTGCAGTGTAGTTGAATTAACTACATTCTTAACTAAAATAGAAGATGTTTGATTTACTACAATCTCACCAGCATCATTTAAATTTTTAATTTTATTTACATTTAAATTAATATAAAATGATTCCAAACTTGAACTAAAATTTGGTAAATTTGAAACAACTTGATAATCGGTAGCATCCTTATTATATTTATTATCTAATGTAAAATTTGACGATGGTAATACTGCTTTTGTATAAAACGATCCAGTTAGGGTTTTCGGATTCAGTTCGCTTATGTTTGTTTTTGTTGCAAAAACCAATAATGGGGCGACTTCAATTGTCGGCGGATTATAAAATCTAATTTTACTGTTATTGATTGTTGTGGTATCAATATTAACAATCGTTACATATCGAATTATTTTATTATTGTAAGTTCCTACCAATATAATTTTACCGATTCCATTACTATTTTGTGGATATACATGAAATGATAAAGTTACTGATTTTGTTTTATTAATAAAATCATTATTAGTTGCTTTTTCAAAATATAAAATATTATTTGCACTATCATATGCTTCAACTTTTAAATCAGCAGGAGGGTTATTTAAAGTAATTGAATTCTTTCCCAATCTAAAATTATTATCAAATTCTGATAACAAAAAATACGCAGAGGATAAAAATGATGTATCCTCTGCGTCTACCTTAAGCTTTGTTAACCCTAAACTAGTACCTGTTCTATATTGTGGCATATATTCATAAATATATGCCATATTAATTATATCGAAACAATCTTTGAGAAGCCCTTTTCTTTTTTAATTTCTAACTGATGATCTACCATATCTTTCATCATATCTAAGTGGCTTACTACCCATAAAAATTCAAAATTTGATTTAAAATGAGATAATAACGCTGACATACTGCTTAGGTTTTCTTTATCAGCACACCCAAATCCTTCATCAATAGCTATAAAGTTAGGACGTGGTAAGTTAGATATGTTCAATAATGCCACTCGGATTGCCAATGATGTTACAAATCTTTCTAACCCACTTGCCAATTCCATCTTCCATTTTTGTCCATTATCAGATATATATCCAATAACATTCTTACCATCTGTATTAAGTACAATAGTAAAGTCAACAATTTGTTGTAATATGTTATTGATTTCTCCTTCTAATGTTGGCAATGCTTGTGAAATTAACTCATATGGAATACCATCACGATCAACCGCCATAGTATAGTATTTATATCCTTCTTGTTCTAATTGATAATTTTTGGCATTTTTGATATTAGTTTCGTAATTATTTTTTTGTTCAATTGCCGCCGTTAATTTTCCATTCAATTCAATTAATTTTTTATTTGATACTTTAATATTACTGTCGAGTCCATTAATAACTGTTTTAATACTATCAATAACTTGATTTATTATTTTATTACTTTCGATAGCATCTTTTTCAGCATGGTACGCGTCAATATTTTTTTGAACCGTTTCAATCTCACGGTCAATTAAATTATAACGACTTTCGGATTTAAGAATTCCGTTTGTTGCAATATTAACCTTATTGTTTAAATCAATTTTTTTCTTGTCCAATTCAATATATTCTGTGTTTTTACTTGATGCCCATTTCAATGATTCAATTAAGTTGACATTATTTGTAAATTTACTAGTTAATGCGACTTGATCATTTTGAACAACTAATAAATCTTTCTTAGTTTGTTCTAACTCTTTTACAATCGCATTGCTTCTACACGCTTCACAATTTGGATTATATTTATGTTCTTCTAATTTTAGAATGCGTTTCTTTTTATTGTCTATATCTAGATTTTTTAAATCAATTTTATGTTTTAATTGTTTATTTTCTTCAATTAACAATTCATATTTTTTAATTTCTTGTGTTAATGTAGCGTAGTCAATTTTATCAATTTCTAATTTGACCGTCGCCAATGACTCTGCGACTTGTGTCAAATATACTTTTTGTTTTTCTATCAACAATTGAAGATCAGATTTTTCTTTAATTAATTTAGCTTTGGATGCGTCCAACTCAATAATATTGGTTGGTGCATTTCCAGTATTGACTAATTTTTTATTTTCTTCAATTAAGCGTGTATTTTGAACAGCAAGTTTATCTGTTAGTTTTTCCAACTCATTATTCTCTGCACTTATTTGTTTTTCGATGACAATAATATCATGCATACGAGTCTCCAATAATTTAGGATAATCGGTTTTCTCATATAATTTTAACAATGCGTTGACTTCTTTTAATTTTTCCTTGGCATGTTCAGTCAAATTATCAAAGACTGTAATTCCCATAAATTTGGAAATTAAATCTTTACGATCCGCTTGTCCCATATCAATGAAACTTCCTTCTTTACCGTTTTGAATACTTAATACAGTAAGCAAGAAGTCTTCATATGTTCCTAAATATTCACGAATAACATCATTTGTATTTCTACGAGCTTCTCCGTTCAAATCCTCCATCACTCCTTCGATGATACGATAAAATTTAACATCGACCTTTACATTTCCTTTTTTATCTTGGATACCTTTACGTTCAATAAAATAATCAATTTTGTCGATTTCAAAATTAAATTTACAATTGAAACTCATTTTTTGAGTATTTAGAATGTCAGCCGCCTTAAATGCACGATCACATTTATCAAAAATACAAAAACACAAAGCTGAAAGAATACTACTTTTACCAGCGCGATTATTTGCAAATAACCCAACAGTTCCTCTCATATTTGTAAAGTCAATTACATTGCCGTCGCCGTAAGAAAACATATTTTCAAATTGAAACTTCTTTGGCTTCCATCGAATGTTTTTAGCACTCTTAACTTGTTCCAATCGTAGATTCATTTCTTTATTAATATTATAAACTTGACGAGATAATTCTTCGTTCAATTCAATATTACGAATTTTAAAGAAATTTGAAATTAATTGATTTTGATAATCAAGATCATTAATACTATCAACATTGATGTTTGTAACATCGATAATATTTTTCTTTTCAGATTCTTTAAAATCTATTTTTTCATATACGGTTTCAAGAACTTCTGTTTTATCTTTGATGTCACGTAAAATTTTATCTATTTCTACTTTAATTGTCTGATTGCACTTGACACGTAAAAATGTTTTTTTAGGTAACTTAGCAAGGTCAGTCTTCAATTCTCCATTTTCAACTAGAATAGTAAAATAGCCGTAGTCATTCGGAATTTCATGAAATGTATATGTTTTAGAATCCAACTCCCATAGTACATATCCATGTCCTTCAAGATTTTCTCCATGGTTTTGTTGAACCATTGAACCTGCATACAAAATTACAGGCTGAGAATAATTTGCACTATATTCTTGTAAACGTTGATGATGATGAATATCGCCTAACAATGCAATATGATGTCCATCAAATGTATTATTGCTTACAGTTTTACTTGCTACACGATATCCAACGTCTGTTACTGCATCTTGCACCGGTCCATGAAACAACGCAATATGATGATCTGTTTCATTTAAATACTTTTTAGGAATTTTATAGTAATTAATATATTTTGTATAATCATCAAATACAGAATAATGATTAAACAATACATTTCCAATGATATACAATCCACTGTTACGAAGAAATGAGATATTATCGTGTCTGATTGTATCTACGACAGACTGAGAACTATCTAATCCAGTTTTATTATTTAAATTTGCGTCATGGTTTCCCGGAATCAAAATAACAGGGCGTCGATCAGCCAATCCTCTCAAAAAATTGTTTGCTGCGGTCAAACAAACAGGTGACATGGCGGCTTTACTATGAAATAGATCTCCTAAAACAGCAATTAAAGTTGTTTCTGGCATCTTGTCAATTTCATCATATAAACGTTGAAACACTTCTAAATACTCATCATATCGTTGACTAAGACGAATGTGAATATCTGCGACGTGAACTATATGAGTGAATTTTTTAACCGGTGATTTTAGATAAGTAACCATAATTATAATTTAAGTTTGTGATGTAAGAGTGATTTAAAAGTCATTTCTGGAGAATTGTTTATATATTCCCATGTTTTACTAAATCCTAAAATGGAAGGATCTTTGTCTTCTAATTTGACTAGATGTGCAGGGATTTCATTTTTAACTAGAAACCTACAAATTTCAATTGCATCTTCATGCGCGTCATTGTCCAATAATACATTGACTCTGGGAACATCTGATTCCAATAGTCTTGCTTTGAGTTTTTTAGATAATCCTTTTCCAAATAAAGGAATGGCGTTTTTGCGAACTGAAATTGCGTCAAATTGACCTTCTACTAATGTAATCGGTTCTTCAAAATTTATAAATAGTTCAAATCCTATAATATTTTTTGAATATCCAGACAACCGATATTTTGCATAGCTGTATCCAGTAATATCACGGGCACTAAAAAAGTTTACATTTCCATCTGCATCATATGATGGAATTATTATTCTATTCGCATACAATCCGGTATCACAATATCCAATGTTGTATCTTAAAATGTCACATTTTGTAACATTTCGTTCTTTTAAATATTGGATTGCTTTATAATATACTTTATCTTTGGATGGTACCGCCATTTGCTTAAATTCATCCGGCAATTTTGGACGCTCAGGTTCTTCATCATTAGAATATGTTGATGAAAATTTATATGTTTCAAACTCGCCTAATGCAGAATATGCTTCTGATGGTGCATTTAATTTTTTAAATAAAGATCGATAACTCAATCCTCTAAAATTACATACCCAACAATTATATTTTCCCGTCACCAAACTAACTTCTAGTTTGCGCTTATAGTGTTTGCATACTGGACAAAAATAAACCGCATCAGTTCCTTTTCTTAATTTAGGAGTCTGATGAAAAACTTTGTTAAGTGTTGATATTATTAGGTCTTGCTTTAGCATGATCGTCACCTACCATATCAGAAACAGACGAGTCTAGCAAGTTTTTATTGTCAGTGTGTTTTATCCACGGTTTTTTGTCAAGTGCTACGGCAATTTTCATAAGTTTGATCATGTCAAACGGATTTTCATCTTTAATTTCTTCTTTTTTTGACGAAGATGAAGAAGACGAAGACTGTGCTTCTGGAATTGGTATTTCTGGCGGAGGTTCTTGAACTGGATCGGGTTCGGTTTGAGGTTTTGGTTTTGGAAAAAATCCAACAGCGTTTCTTGACATAATACCTTGAACTAAATAACGACAATAATCATCAAACATATCTTTATAATGATTGTACGCTTCAATAGTATCTGCATATTGAGAATCAGTCATTTTAATACGCATTACATTATTTGATTCGCCGCATTTAAATACAGG